AGTTCTGCACCACAAGCAAAACAATGTGCTGTATGCCCCCAATCATCTTGGGGTTCACGAATTACACCTAACGGAAAACGTGCTAAGGCTTGTACTGAGTATGCGACCTTGAAACTTATTGCTTTAGAAGAGTCTAACCGCGCTTTGTTACGTGTACCATCGACTTCTTTACGATCTTTCAGAGAATATAAGAAGTCACTTTCTAGTAGAGGGTATGGTCTTAAGAACGTCGTAACACATATAAATGTACGTCCACTTGAGAACTATAATCTACTAACTTTCAAGGTCGGTCGCTTTCTAAAAGAGATCGAACTTAATTCAATCATTCGTGTGTCTAAAACTGTTCGACCGCAGTTTGAAAAGACAAGCGGATATATTTATTAATCACTAAAATGGAGACTATCATGACTGATAAAAAACCAAAATATGCGTCTTATATTGTAACTGGAGCCACCGCTCTATATCCTCGAATTGATAAACCTTACAAATTTGAGAATAACGGACGTATTCCTTGTGCCGCAACTGACGACGGTGCTGAATACACCATGAGCCTTGTTCTTACAAGAGAGCAGGCTGTTCCTTTGTATAACGCTATGAAAAAAGCATACGAGGAGGGCAAAGAGCCCAAATGGAAGGATTTTCCTCCCAGTGACGAGGTTTTTGACATCAACGACAAGGGGGAATATATTGCTAAAACTAAACTTAAATGTGCGTTCAACGGTGAACCTACATCTATTCTTCAGTTTGATTCAGGCAACAACAAACTACCGAGTGACTTCTTGTTAACAGGAGGGTCTAAAATCAACGTGCTTGTATCACTTGTTGTTTATGATCCAAAAAATGGTTCTGGTATATCTTTACGATTGCGTCAGGTACAGGTTATTGACTACGCACCACTGAAAGTAAAATCTGCTTTCGATACCATTGAGGGAGGTTTCAATTCTACAGCAGAGGGTTTTGCAACTGATATTGAAACTCCTGCGGATAAAGCTGCTGAAGCAGAGGAGGTTGATGAACCTAAGCCAAAAAAGGCTAAAACTGCGGTAAAGGCAAAACCGCAAGCTGAAACCAAAAACGTTGAGGACTATGACGAAGTCACTGAGGCTCTTGAAAACCTTGATTTCGACGAGTAATTAAACTTCAAAATTTCTAGGTAGCCGGAGCTTTTTCGGCTACCATTAATACTTTAACACATTATGGAGGTAATGATGGACACCTTAGAATTTTTCGAGTGGCTACTGCCCTCGAAAGGGCACATTGTGCTCGGTGTTCCAGAAACAAATGAGCATGGCAGAGCTTGGTGGAAGAACAGAAAGTTTACGACGATTGCAAAAGCGGCTTCTGAAGCTGTTAAACTGGATGCGAACAGTGAAGTCTACGTCGCAATCAACTCATTTGGAGACTGGTACAAAGATAAACAAGACCGATTTAGAATACGTACGCAAGACAATGTTGCGTGGTGCAAGTCCTTGTATGACGATTATGACGTTGATGCTAATGACCCAAAAAAATACAAGGATAAAAAAGAAGCCATAGCCGACGTTGCAAAGTTGGCCAGCGCCCTACGACTGACGCCTTCAGTTATAGATAGTGGTGGAGGATACCACACATACTTTCATTTAGATGAAGAAGTAGATAAAGCTACATGGATAGAATTAGCAACGCTTAAACGAGATATAACAACATTTCTTAATATGAAAATAGATCACGCTGTAGACTTAGACTCTGCGCGTGTACTACGACCCGTTGGCACACATAATAAAAAGTATGGTACACCCATACCCGTAAAGATGCTTAAGCAGGGAAAACGTTATTCAGTTGAACACTTACGTTCAACTATGTTGAAATTTATAGAAGATAACAATATACAACGAGCCGTTAAAAAGGGCGGATTTGGAGACTTTGTTGAGTACGGAGAAAAGTTAGACCGCAATCAAGCACGTGAAGCAATAATGAATGGCGAAGAATGGCACAACAATATGCTAAAGCTAGTAGCTTCATGGGTTACAAAAGGTAACACAGACGCAGAGATACATGGACTAGCAAAAGACCTTATACTTGAGGGGTACTCTGAAGAAGATACACGCGCTGAAGTACAGAAGATGATTGATGGTGCAAGGAGCAAAGGTTTCTGCCCACCAGAGATTGAACCCTCCGTCGCGCAGAATGCGGCCGCAGCAGATGACGACGACGATGACGGTAAACAAACCAGTAACGCGACAGTGATTGAAGGGCAAACTATACCTTACTGGAACAACCAAATGTTTCGGTGGAACGGCGTCGCGCTTTCCCGGGCCTATACTGACGACGACGGTGTAGTATCTTGGAAACCTTTTTGCAAAAGCTTTGTATATCCAATCAATCGTATTAAAGATAGCGAAGGCACATGGGTTATTCATTGGAGGGCTAAAGAGAAAAACGGTAGTTGGAGAGAGTTCTTTATGCCAACGGCTGAGTTAGCTATTCCTGCCCAAATGTCTGAGACTTTTTCAAGCCACGAAGTATTTTTAACAAGAACAAGAAACGCGAGGAATGACATGGCAGAATTTGCTGAAACATTAATCGAAACACTACAAAGGTTTCGCGTTGAGACAAAGACCTATGGACAGTTTGGTTGGACAGAAGATCGTAAGGGATTTGTACTTGGCACTAAAATGATTACAGAGAAAGGTTCGCAAGAAGTATTATGTGACCCCAACGTACCTACAGATGTGGCAGTAGACTTTGGACGTAAAGGCACACTAGAAGAGTGGGTTTCAAATATTGATACTTTATACAACAGAAAAGATGCTGAGCCCTTCCAATTTGCACTCTGTCATTCTATGGGAAGTATTCTTGTAGAGTTGATGGGTTCATCAAACTGGCATGGGCTACCTTTAGCATTTACTGGACATGGCGGTACTGGTAAGTCAACAGCCGCAAAAATAGCTTGTGGGTTTTATGGAAACCCCGAATATATGGAAAGGCAAACTGGTGATCAAGGTGCTACACTCAACGCCGTAATCAAACGTATTGCTATCATGGGGTCTGTTCCTCTTCTCCTTGACGAGTTTTCTGGTAGAACGTCGGAGGAGTTGACACGTACGGGCTATGCACTCGCCAACGGACGAGACAAGGAAAGACTGTCCTCTAGCGGTCGGTTCGCTACAGTGGGTGGTCAGTGGTTCAAAAACTCTTTCATCACCTCCAATGACTCAATTTTGGAGTCTATAGCCAAACTTCCGGCGGGATATAAGGTCGAAGCTACTCAGTTGCGCTTTTTTGAGGTATCACTGCCCCAAGACTACAGAACATCTGTATTCCCTGATATTACCCAAGAGTTTGTAGAAAACCACATGGACAACGTATATGGAGAAGCATGTCTTCCGTACATAAGGTTCGTCATCAAACACCGTGATTGGGTTCGTCGACAACTGGTAGCTGCGCGCACCAAGTTCAACCCAAAAAGCGACGACGATAACAAAGAACGTTTCTATCGCGACACGATCGTTACTGCGTTGGTTGCAGGTAAAATTGCAGAGAAGATAGGACTTGTATCGTTTGATATAAACGCAATGGGCAAGTGGGCATCAGCGCAAGTAATCAAGATGCGTGAGAGTAGACGTGAGGTAAACACAAGCGTTCAAGAACATTTAGCCGCGTTTATTGCTACTCTGCATGGACGACTCATCGTTACCAAGCGCCTTGGTTCAGCAAACACGACCAAAGAAGATACATCTATGCCACTACGTAGCGTACCCGCAGGGCGTCTGTGTACTGAGGACAAGAAAGCATTTATAACGGTCAAGTCTATGACGGATTGGTGTAAAGAAAACTCTGTCACGCCTGCATCTATACGTGAAGAACTCGATAACGCAGGGTACTTAATTATGCAACCGACGGGAGAACCCAACAAACGTATGTATATTGGTCAAGGTTCTACAATACCAAGTGGTATGGCTCGTTGCTACGAACTGAACTATCACAAACTTATGGACGGTGTAGGTGTAGGGTTGGCTACAACACCGATTACTGAAGATGTAGAAAAAAAGCCCCCGACGGAGGAGGTATCGGGGGCAGTTTAGGTGGCACATATGCAGGCAAGAGCAGTAAAGTGTGCCAACGTGGGAGGTATTACATTACTATAAGCCGCTTTCTCTAATCTTTGTCAACCTTAAATTCACGGCGTGTTCATTGCATTTATTACAAATTTTGTTTGGTTTACTAGCTATTGGTTCAGGATCATGAGCGTCCATGATGTTGTTTATTTCTTTATTACAAAGGCAACAGTGTATTGGTTTCGCAAGTTTTTTGTGGGGTGAAAAACTATTGAAGTGTACTTCCATTAATTATCTACTCCTAATCTAATTCGTAACTTTTGTTGTCGTCGCTCTTGATACCTTGGACTTCTTATTAAATCACTTACAGGACTTCGCGTCAAAATATTTGGCGAGTCATTAAAAAATGGTCTAACACGATCTTTAGCTCTTTGAAGGTCACGCCATTCATCACGCAGTGCGTTCATTTTTGCTGTGTCTCTGCTTCTATTAGCTTGAACGTATTCTCGTTTTAAACGAGATGATGATTCACTAAAATATTCTAGCATTTTAAATTGTTGTCCTCGTGTAAATTTAAGATTTTGTATTTCTGTAGGAGGTAGCCCCGTAGCCGTCATTAGTAGTTCTGTTAAAGAAATACTACGAGGGTCAAGTATTACGTCTTTGTTACTAGCTTTATAGCCATCTGTTGCGTAAGTGTACGCGTCCATATAGTGACGGGCTCCTTTTGGTAAAACTAAACTTGCTGCTTTTGATAAATCACCCTTAGATATTTCTTCTCCTGCGCCTCCAAAGTTTCGTAAAATACTTGCAGTCGGGCCTGCAAAAACATCAAAAACATAACTCGCTACTCCATCTCTAGTCCACTCGAGATCACTATAAGGTTGAAAAGCAAAAATGTTTTGATGCCCAATTTTTCCTGAAAAATCTAAACCTAAATATGCAGGCAATCCACGCGTTAATAGGTTAGCAATATCTTTGTTTTCTACTTTCTCTCGTATGACTTGTTCAACATATTCTGTGTACCCGTTATTAGCTTTAGCTTTTTCAGCAAATTCAGTATCGTCGTCTGCCCCCCATAGCATTAACAGCCCTGCAACTGGTGTTATGATAGGCAAACCTTTTAGGCCTGATACAATTGCTGCATGAGATAGAGTTACCCCAAGAGTTCTCCACCCGATCATTTTAACTTCTGGAGTTTCTCCCGCCATAGCTTGTTTCATAGCTCTACCATAATTCCAAGCCATCATAACTTGGTACTTGCGGTATTGAGTTGTTAGTTTAGGTAATCTCTTGAAAGCAAGTGGCGCATCTAAACCGTTAAACGCACCTTGTGTATGTTGCACCGCTTGAATAGCGTAAGCTACTGGCCCATTAACGTTTAAAGCTCTTAAAACTTTTGGATTCTTTTTTGCCATTTCGTATGCAGCAATTGCTGTTGTAAGACGGTTATGCGCTTCTACATACCTTGCTACCTGATACAATCTGTGCGTCATCCCCGAAGCAAAATCTGTTGCTTCATTAATAAGCCCAAACCCTGTATCAAATCTATTAACTTGATTAAGGTCTTCTTGTATACCAACATCTGCAAGTTGATGCAGTTCTAACTCCCTAACAAGTTCTTGGTATTCTTGAGGCATAGATTCATCTGTGTTGTCAATTTCTACATTGTTATTGGTGTTTACCATTCCAATTGTGGCAACTGTTGCTACCTGATTAAAAAACCCACCTTTAATTGATTTATGCGCAATTCGGTAAGCTTTAAAAATTTCAGCCCAAGCTTTTCCATAAGAAGGTAACACACCTTTACCAAAATCCCCTGCTAATTTGTTATGAGCAATTAGTATCTGCGTATGGTTTTGCACATGGTACGCAAAGTTTGTAGTTAGCATAGACACAGTGTTAAATGCTGCAATTCTGTCTTGGATTGCATTAAAAAATCCATCCTCTCTGCGCATCATTTGAGTATAATGATTGTTCAGTAATTGATATGTTTGCTCTAATTTACCTCTATCTTCCGAAGCCTCTTTTTTAGCAGTTGCCATAGCTTCATTTATAGTGTCTGAAGTTTTTAAAGTTGCAATTAAATTAGCTCCCGCTCTTGCTTGAAAGATAAAAGAACGAATCATGTCTTTGTTGTACCCTGCTCTGTTTAAACGCTTAGCTCCTGAAGTACGTGCATCTCTGTAATCCATAGATTCAAAATAATGTTCTAATATCATTTTTCTGAAAGCTTCTTTTGATTGAGAATCAAGTCCTGAATTGTCTCCTGCTTTTAGTTTGCCTAACAAAGACTCCAACAATTGAGTAGGAGGAGCATTTTCGTTGTCGTATTGTGTATTTCTAGGAAATGACTCGCTTCTTGCGTATTTTCCTCCGTTTGCAACATTATTTATTTCTGCAAATTTGTTAGCCGCCCCTTTTGTATCAAAAAACTGTACTACATAATCTTTTTTATTGCCTTTTAGCTCTTCAAGTTTCTTTCTGTTAAACCCATTTTGATTCTCTTCAAAAGCTTTTTCTGCATCTAAAAGAGCTTTAGATTTAAGGACAACAACTTGATCACCAAATCTTTTTAGTGGAGCATAAGGGCCTTGTAATGAAGATGTGCTAAAAAAGTTTCCGGTAATACCTTTTTCTTTTGCTATATCTTGAGTTTCTTTTCTGCGTTTTTCTCCATAGGCAAATATGTCAGCAATAATTTGTTTTTCATAATCATTAAAACGGTTAAAAGCTCTTTTTAATATATCATTTACTTTAACATTTTTGTTTTCAAAAATATCAGGATGATAATCTTCTGGATCGTACCCCCACTGTTGAAAGAATGTAGATTTGTCTAAGAAATCATTAACAAGTGCACGACGCTCTGGGCTAAGTTGCATTGAACGCACAGCGATTTTATCTGCTTCTTGTATTAAACGATTTCTAACAGCATCGTGAGACTTTAAAGCATTGTAAGCAGTTCTGGCTGAAGGCATTACTTTTTCAACGTCAGCTACAAAGTCATATAAAAATTTTAGTTGTTCTTTTGGGTTTTGTATTAGCCCTGTAAGTGCATCATAAAGCTGTGCTCCATCATCTCCTAAGTTTTTCTTTACCCATGCTCTTCCTTTAGCATTCTGTATAGAAAGCCCTTCATCATATTTTTTAAGAGAAAATCTTTTTCTTATTGTTTCATAACCTGCAAACCCTTCTCTCCCTAACCCTTTAAGTATTTTTTGAGCAGAATCAGTAGCGCTTGCTCCAGTCATTCTAACCCATTCAATATTCGGTACAAGGCCAAATCTGTGTCTAGTTATTCTTCGTCTAAATTCTGTAAGCAACCTTATTAAATCTCGTTGTCTAACACCTTCTAAACGTTTCCAATCTCCACTAAATTGTATTCCTTTAGTTTCTTTCCCCCCACGGTCTGCGTTAATCATTAATGAAAATGTGTTAGGTAAATACGCAATATTAGCACCAGAAATAGCAGTCGTTTCTGAGTCTAATTGATCAGCATCTAACGTTAATATAGGGTCTGGGTTTTTATTTTTAGGGCCAGAATATACGTCCATAATTGCTCGTAGCTTTGGAAGACCTGTTAGGTCATCTGTGTCGTAGTACATGTAAGCTTCAGTTCTTATATCTGTAAACTCTCCAAACTTAGAATTTTTGCCCCATTTAAACGGTTCTTCTCCTTTATAACCTGACAGACCAGAACGTTCTTTTTCCTTTGTGCTAACTTCTACTTCTGCATCTTCTTCTACTATGTTATATCGGTCTGCTCCTGCATAATAGTCTTTAAGTATTATTTTGCCTCTTGTCGTAGCTCCTACTTCTCTAACAGGAGCATAATGAGAACCACTTGCTGCTCCTCTTGACAAAGCTACAAGTTCAGAAGCAGATAGCTGAGGTTTTTTTCCAAGAAAACGAGAAGATAACTCCTCAAAAAAAGATTTAATATCACTTAACCATTTTGCCGCAAGACTTTCAGAATTAGCATCAGGTTCTACACCTGCAAGAACGGCTTCTTCGACAGCGTAAGCAATTGTTTCAATATTAGCTAGAGATTCGTCCATTCCTGTTGCGCGAGCAAATACTAAACGTTTCATTGTGTTATCATGTATTTGGCGTTCTACTGAATTTTTAGGACTGTTTTTCCATTCGTTTACAGCATTAGATAATAAATCTACTTGTTCTGGGGTTAATATTTCTTCTAGCCCAAGATGGACTCCAACTTCGTGTTGTATAACTGCTTCTTCAGTTCCAGCTTCTATATTGTCTGCTATTAGATAAGTTTTTACACCGTCTGGAGTTATAAAACCTTGAGAATTTTCGAGGTCGTTTAAAGAATATCCTATTACTTTTTCTGCAATTTTAGGGGTGTAAGGTAGTTTTTTTCCTTTTACACGAGCATCTTTGTATAGATCTTTATGGGCTTCTTTTGCGGTTTTAACAACTGCCACTCTTCCATAAGGACTATTGGCGTAAATAGGAAAAGTAAAGTTAACAAACTCGGGTCCGGTATCTGCAATTGTTGAAAGTTTTTTTGCTTCTCTTATAGGTGGATTGTTTCTTGTGTCGTCTCTAAAAATATTATCTGTCGCTCCTATAGCTTCGTTAACATAATCTTCTAAAGCTTCTACTGTTGTTGCACCTTGGCCCGTAGTTTTCTTGACAGATTTTCGTAACTTGCTTGTTCTTTTCTTTTCAACATTTACTTTTCCTGATTGGTCTTTGCCTGCGGTGAAGCTGTCTGGGTCGCCTTCTTCGGGCTGTGCCTCTCGATTATCCTCAGTTCCGACTTGTTTAGTTTGATCCCCGCTTTCTGAGCTCTTATCAGCCCCGGCAGTCTTTCTTTTTGTGTTATCTTTTGGGTCATATCTTTTCTCTATCTCCCTTTGTTCTTCTTTTAATTGTATTTCAGAAATATCTCCTACTTCTCGTTCTTCGACTATGGAAATCCATTCCATCATATCTTTTGTAGACATATTTCTAAAATCTATACCATTATTACTTTTTAATCTGTTCCAGTCTACTATGGCTTTTTGCCCATAATCTTCAACTAATTTAATATTTTGTTTAGCCCTTGCTCTGTCAGCAATTTCTTTTCGTTTGTTTTCGTACTGATCTTTTTCTTTTGATCGAGCTTTTGTAAATTCTACATCTTCTGGGTCTACGCCTTTATACGTTCCTTCGCCTACTGACTTTCTAACTCCCATGCCGGGTTGACCAAGTATAGAAATATCTTCTTGACTCGCATCCTCGCTTATTTCGTCCGCGTCTATACGTTGCCCAACAACATCAGTTTTAGCATCGACTAACTCATCAGACGGAGCTTCTCTACTAGCTTCTATTTTGTCTGCTTGTTGTTGCTTGGCTTGGTCAGATAAACCTTTTGCAAACTTAGCAACAGCCTGATCTTTTTCGCTTTTTGAGGCATTTGGGTTAAGTGTTCCTTGTTGTTCTACAAACTTAGTTTTGAATCTGTTAATAGCAGTATTGACATTTTGTTTACCTTTAACTCCTGCAATCTTTGCAATGTTTGTTGGTTGGAATTGTCCGTTTACGTAAACCTGATCAATATCAAATTTTTTATCTCCAACGAAATGATCAACCAAAACATCATATATTTTTTGTTGTTCTTTACTTAAACCTTTTAGGTTTACTACTTTATTTTTAGCTTCTTTTGTTAATGGCTTAACAGCAGTAACTACCTTCTTACCTGTTTGATCAGTTGTTTTTTTAGTTTCTAACTCAACTTTCGCTTTCGCTTCTGCTTCCCTGGCAGCAAGTACGTCGTCAACGTTTTTCTCCCATTTTGTTTTACCAGCGTTTTTACCTTTTAATGGTCTAAAAATATTTTTATCGTCAGCAAACATTTGAGATAAAGAACTTGACTGTTTCTCCCAGTCTTCCCCAAGTTTTGCTACTGCATAAGCTCGAGCGTCAATTCTTTTTTGGCTTTCTGGTTTAGGTTGTTTTTCTATATTTGTTTCTTCTGTATTTGTCTCTTCTATATTTGTTTCAACAACAGGTTTAACAACAGGTTCTTTACCTTTTCCTTTTCCTTTTTTAGCAGGTTCGTCAACATTATCTGGTCGTTTTTCAATTGTTCCATCTTGTAAACCTTGAGCATAGTTTGCCAACTCAATTTCAAATTCTTGTTTAGCAAGGTCTTTATCGTTTACGGGAATAAAATTTTCTAAAAACCCACCCTTTCTTGTTAGCTCTTCTAGGTCTGCTTTATCGGTTTGAGGATATACGCCTGCAGTTATTTTGTAGTCTTCGTAAGCAGCTCCAATTTCTGTGTCGGGGTTTAATGCGTCAGTGATACGTTTTTGTCTTCGTGCTTCTTCAAATACGGGTTGCGGTGTAAAAGACTTTGCAGCCTCAAACAGAGCTCGTTTTTGCAGTTTTGCTTCTGCATTTGCATTTGCTGCCGAAAGCTCTGCATTTGCTTGATTAAGATTTGCCCCTTTAACGTCTTCTTTATCATTTTCCTTTTGTAACTGAACTTCTTCTTCCACTAACTCTTTTTCAAGAAGAGGATCTTTGACTCTAGTTTCAGAGTTTTTGTCACCTCTGCTTGCAATAATACCTCCAACAGCACCAATTGGCGCCCCTGCAGAAGCACCTAATACAGCAGCCCCTCCAACATTTTCAGATATAGGTTGTCCCGTACCTAAGTTAGTAAAAGCTTCTTCACTACCTGACTGTAGAAATTCTTCACCAGATTCTGTTACAAGCCCTTTAAGCGCAGATTTACGAAGTCCTTGACTTGTTCCTTCTTGAACAAGATCAGTAGTTTCTCCAGATATTTTGTTAGCTACTATTGTATCTATATCTGTTTTTCCTCCGAGAGCAGCTCCCCCTCGACCAATTAACGCAGTAGCAGCACCTGCAGGAATACCATACAGTCTATCAGCTGTGTAACCAGTTACTCCTTGATCACGTAAATCACTTACAATTTGTTCAGTAACAGCACCTCCTGCTATTAAACCTTCTCCTGATGCTGCCGCTGTTCTTGCTCCAAGTCCTGTAGTAGCTGTACCTCTTAGTGCTTGAACTCCTTTTGCAGTTGCTTGTACACCTTTTGCAGCAATACCTCCCCCAACGATATATGGAATAGCTTGTCCTGCTAACATCAACGCTTGTGAAGGATTCTCAGCTATAAATTTTGCTGCAGCCCCACCTTGAGATGTAATATTTTTTATATGATCACCGATTGTAGCGTCAGGCCCAAGTTGCCTAGCAGAATCTGCCATAGCTTGTGCCATATCTTCATTAATATTTTTTTGATACTCAGATAAAAAAGTATCGTCAACCCAGTCCCCTGCATCCATCAAAGCTTCAGCAACAGGGTCGGCAATAACATTTACGCCGGGAATCAAACTACCAAGTGAAACAAGCCCTCCGGCTGCACGAGGTACTGCACCTACAACACCAGTTACAAAATCACCCGTACCACGCATGATACCTCGACTTTCTGGTCTGTCAGGTTCTGGTTCTAAGGGCGCTAAACGAGCTCCAAATGGAGATGTAGAAGAATACTTATCTAAGTCTTCGTTTTGTAAAAGTCGGCTAACCTCTTCTTCTGTTAAGTCATCATCAGCTTCTATTTCGTAAACTGATCCATTAGTTGCTTCGATTCGATAGGTAGCCATTCAATATGATCCTACTTAACTCTTTTTATGCTTTTAATCCCACCCGGCGGAGTATTTTCACTATCGTCAACTAAAGTAGGAAAACTACTCCAGAACACAGTTTCCATTGCTTCTTGTTTTTTACGAGGTGCTGTTAAATAATCTGTACTTGTTTTTAATATTAAAAACGCCTTGCTAACATCCCTAAAGTTTACGCCCCCAGACAAACCTGCAGTTTCTGCTTTTACCTTTTCAGTAGTAGCTTTTATTTGTTCTATTTGAAAGCCAGTAAGTTCTTGTTTAGCCATGTTCATAAGTTTTTGGCTTGCAGCTAGGTCTGCATCTGTTTCTGCACGTAGCGTTCCTGCATCAGCTGCTTGTTGTTGTATTTTTACCTTTTCTTTTTCTATCTCTAACTGTTTTTCCTTTGTTACCCTGTCAAACGCAAGACGACTTTCTTCAAGAGCAAGCCGTTGAGTGTTGATAGACAAGTTACCTTCTGCTACTTCTCCTCTAATTTTAGCAAGTGTAGTATTCGCAGCAGTAAGTTTGTTGTTAAAATCTGCAGTTTCTTTATTTACTTCAAATTTCTTACCCTCAAGATCGATTGTAAATCTAGTTTTCTCTTGATCAAGTATAGTACCTGCTAACTCTACTCCAGCTACAGGATCATTTAGTTGAGCCATAATTTGAGCGTTTATCTCATTTTCATTTCTTCCTTGAAGATACAAAGTTTCTCCTTGAGGGCTAACTCTAAATAATTTAACACTGCCATCTTCCGCAACCTCTTTTCTTAGAGAGGTAGCGTCTCCATCATCAACACCGTCATACCATTTAATTAATGGGTCTAAACCTTTTTGCGCAAATGTTTTACCCTCTGCTACAACTTCTAAAGCTTTATTTTGCAGTTTTGTTATTCCATGTTTACCAAGTGCAGCATCAACAGCTAATCGACGGTCAATACCAATATTAGGGTTATTGCTATACATTTTTATAATAGCTTCGTTTCTTTCCTTTTCAGTAGGTTCTCTTGTAAGTTTACCATCTTTAAATTCAAAACCTTCTTGGGTCGCCCACCAGTTAGGATCGCTTACATTTGTTAAAATTTGTTTTTCTGCCTCACGAGCAGCTTCAGCATCACTTAATGTGTTTATGTCAAATTGTGTTTTTTGGTTTAGCAATTCTTGTGCTGTATTACTCAAACCTTTACCTGTATTATCGAACCTTTGTCCTATATTACCTAACCTTAAACCTTCCAATACCAACGGAAGTTTTTGTTTAGTAACGTCTATATCAAAATCTATTTTTGAGCCTTGTTTGTCTTTTAAATTTGCAGAAGCATCTGTGTCCCTAATTTTTGACTCTGCTAACCTTTCAGCCAATATACCTTGAATGTTAACTTGGTTATCAAAAATTTTAGCTTGCAAATCATTTGCTCTTCTTTTTTCTTCTAAGTTTGCAAGTTGTTGACGAATTGCTAAACCTTTATCAGCATCACCATATTTAGTGTAGACATCGCCAAGAGCTTTATATCGGGCTTCTTCTAGTTCATCGTCTTCTAATCCAAAACCCAATCCTCCTTCAGCTGTAAATTTTTTATCGTCCATAATACGAGCAGTTTCAATGTCTTTACCAAGTTTTTTAAACGCCCCGTATACACTTTGAAAATTTTCGGTAAACTCCTGCCAAGGTGATTTACGTGCCATTACGCTACCTCCTTAAATTCAATTCCCAATAGATCGTACCGAACAGCTTTAAAACCTAAATCTGTATCTTCGACCGCATCTGGGTACACAAGTTCAACTTCATCAGCCATTACACCACGGAACCGCCTAGTAGTATCGCCAATATAGTTAAACTCGTAGAGTGTTAATGCTGTGCGTTGATCAACCCCAACTTCCTTTATATTTTCTTTTATTTTTCTGTCAGACGGAAAGAAAGCAGTTTTTGCTGCGGCTGCTCCACCTAAGAAACCACCTATATCTCCAAGTGGGCTACCAGCAGTATTAATATATGTTTGTGTTTGGTTATTAAGTATATTGCTTAACCCGCTTAAATTCATTTTCTGCCCAGTGGCTATTGTATTTGCGCCCATTCCCATATTTCTCATATAGTTTTGTCCTGCAGATTGAGCACTTTGTCCTGCTGCACTACCTGCACCTGTCGCTCCACCGTAAGCTCCAAGTGATGCACCTGCTAATCCACGACCAAGTCCTGCTGCATCTAACTGTCTAGCATACCCCATCTGTTCTGCTTGTTGTCTTGTGCCTGTCATGGCATTAGCGCGCATCGCTGCCTGTTGTAACCCTGTTGCATTTTGCATTCCTGCGAATCTACCACTATTAGGATTGACACCCATTGACGCCATAGCTCTTTGATTTTGTTGTTGTGATATACCAAAGGCCCGTCCTGCATCAGCTGCTGCCTGACTTGCTAATTGTTCTCTATAAGCTTCTGTGTTGAACCTCTGTGCATCTTGAACAATTGATCTTTCAAGAGGTCGAAAAGTATCTGTTTGATAATTATAATAATCTCTGGCTTGTTGCATCTGTTCTGCTTGAGCAGCCATTTGTTGATCAGCTATGCTTTGAAGTATTGGTGCTGTTCTGTCGTATTGTTCTCTAGCAAACTGTAATTGTTCGCGGCCTAGCCCTGCTTGAATACGCGCAGCTTCTGCAGATGCTTCCGCTAGTGGAGCGTAGTCGGGAGCTTCAACGGTGTTTTTTCCCATAATCGCTTTCCTCTCATATAGTTCTCGGGCCAAAGCACGAGGATTAACATATCTTGACCGGATGATCCGGCGTTCTTCATTATGGCTTCTATACGAAAACCAATATGTATGTCTAGGTGGAGTGCTTTAGTATTATCAGCTTCCACCAGTCCTGTAAGTCTTTGGAGCTTACAATCTTGAAATGCATAAATAAAAGCATGATCTAAAAGCTCTAAAAACAATTTGGTGGGTTTGCTGACTGCAATATGTACGTTTGCATTGTGGCCGTTCATACTTTCAAACACTATACCACTTACTATATTGCCTTTGGTTTCAGCGCCCATAGCGTAGTAATTATGCCAACTAGCACCGTCAGGCATCTGCTCGGCTACCCATTCACCAACTCGACATTTATCATCAAATATTAATCGAGATGTAGACATAACTACTCCTGACCACACGTTATCATATTAGATTGCAATTTGACAATCATTTTATGTTTTCTTAGTCTTTGCACCTTTTCCACCACTTTTCTTCTTTTTTGCTGCTGCAATTACATCACCACGTGTTATTTTCTTTTTGTTTCCATACATCGCAGCTAGTCTTTTTTGTTTCGGGGTATACTTAGAATATGGCATTACTTCTTCCTTTTTCTTTTGACAATAGTTTTTACGTTTGTTGGTTTACCTCCAACTCCTTGAGCTTTTGATCGTTTTCTTGATACTGCGCTTTTGATTTGAGCTTTAGTCATTGAAGCTGCTTTGCTTCTAGGAACGCACTTAGGGTAAGCCCTCTTAGACTTTTTAGCAGATTTACGCCCGCAAGGTTGGTACTTACCTTTTTTCTTTGGTGCACCAATATCAACCCAGTCACCTTTGGGCCCTTTACCAAACCAAGCTTTTAATCCACCAGAAGGCTTTGCCATTATGCGTACCCTCCTCCTCTTTGCTTATACGTTCTAACCAACCACCCGTTTGCGTAAGCTGATGGGTATACCTTAAACTTACGTTTAGCTTCAGCTTTTACTCTTGCATACAGTGCAGGATTTGTTGGTCTTGCTCCTGATTTCTTTTTAGTAGATTTTTTCTTCTTTGTAGCCATAACAACCCTTTCTTATGTTAGCACTTCCACCTTCTTCTTGCCTGTCGTAAACGAGAATTAGGATTCTTTGCTGCTTTTGGAAACTTTTTCATCTGCCCTGCTGATCTTGCGCAGAATGATTTACGCCTTTTAGCTGCCTTGCTTCCCGGCTTTACTTTGCCTGTTACTGCTGTTTTAAGCTTAGAGCCGGGGTTTTTACGCCTGTACGCAGCAACACCTGCTCGTGTCATTCCTGCACCTGCTTTGGTAGGACGGAAGTTCTTTTTGTTGCGCTTTGGCATATTATCTCTTTTGCGAGCCATCCTCTTCTCCTTTCAAACAAAGCGTTGGTCGTCGTTCACAACTCCACAATTCAAGACGGTTGAGAGGTTGTGGCATATAAGGTGGTAGTTTCTGTATATACATTACATCCTGTTCCTGTGCGTCGTTGACTAGAAGTTGCGTCATTAAAAATACCTCCAACATGTTAACGCGTTATTAGATCAATAACTAGAAAAATTATAAACCCTACTACTAAAAAACGCCCTAACATACAATTAATACAATACTTCATAGATTTAAGCATCTCTATCATAGTGTACTGTCCAATCATCCATCATGTTTGTTTTTATAATTTCTGATTGAGAATGTATTTCAGCATCAGCTATATCTTGTGCTGTCATATCTTTAGTTACCCATTTCTCAAGATCAGCATCTGTTACTTTATCAATATCTATAAATGTTTCTGAGGTACAGTTTAAATTAATGTCTTTACTTAGATCATAATTGTTAAACCCTTTTGGGTATTCGTCGTCTGTTATTTTCCAATATGCTTCTATTCGGACAATAGTATTCTTAAATCCATTATAATCCGCCATTTTATAAACTTTGTTTACAATAAACTCTCTTTTATATGCCATATTTTTTCCTAACTAATTCCGTAGTAAGACTTGTCTGTTATCATAAGAACCGCTTTTTGATCTCCAGTATTATCAAATGTTTCATCTTGATCATAAGCTTTTATTGATGGAGTAGTAGTAATTGTCAACTCGCCAATAGCAAATCCCGCAAGAACTGCACCAATAACAGTTAATGCAGTGCCCCCTGTAAATACACCAACTATAAACCCAATAATAGCTCCAAGAGCCCCACCGATTTGACAATCTGAAGCTTGTTCAAATTGATAAGCTGCGCCAGCAAAATCAGCTCTCCAACATGTAATTTGATTTGTACTATTTCTAGGGTGGCGCATACACCCGCGAAAAGAAGCCCAAGACTTGTACGCCCAAGCATAAGGTCTAGTTCCAATAAAACAACTATTAGCACCCTCATCACTATTTTCATACGCTAGCCCACCATAAGCAGGAGGTACAATACTGTATAATTTGTTTGAAGTATTAGTTACAGAACTTGTATACGTCTTAGTTCTATCTGGCGTAAAATTAACATGCATTCCATTTCCTGCATTAGGATGTGTTCCTCCTGCGTTATATGCAACACTTCCTTTACTAGCAACTCTTATAGGAGCGCCATATTGACCTGCCACGTTTGGATCTATCAGATCATTGGATCTAGGCCACTTAATGTCTATAGCTTCATCAACGCGAAGCGGACGTTTACTATCTGTAAATATTAATTCAGAATTACTATTATACACAGCTATTCCATTGTCATTTAAAGTTACCATAGAACTAGGTAATTCGTTTAATGGAGCAAAACCGTAAACAGTAGGCGCTTGGTTTGAATTACCACTAAACAACAAATTAACAACCCATTTTGTTCCTTCATTTAAAACATCCATTATACAAATTTCTTGATTGTTATGATTGGGGCAATAGAAGGGGATAAAATAATCTACATCTAAAGTCATCTCATATTGTATTATACGCCCCATATGATAATTACTAGCTCGAATAGCACTAGTTAGCGCTATATGATTACTACCTGTATATGTTGGTTGCGCTGCACTCGTCGTCGTTGACATCTGGCCTGCATAAACAACGGACGAATAATTGCTGTGGAAAGTAACCTTTTTATCTTCACCAAAAGCAACAATGCCATATCGTCCTGATGTTGGAGGGTAAGCCATTAATATTGTCCTGATGTTGAGAAGTAGGTCATCTTGCCAATACCGTATATTGATGAGTTACCATTTGTGAAGTATTCCCACGATAAATTACAATACGATTCAAAGCACTATTTACAAAACCGGCATAAGGACGAAGTTGCTCTTCTGAAGTATCTCGTACTTCAATAGGGGTAAATATAACACGAAACTCGCTAAATTCTGGATGATAGGTATACGGGCTCCCCTGCTGCAAGCTACCTTCACCAAGTGGCCAGTAATAACCATAACCTGTATATGCATTTCCATTTGCCTGTATATATTTATACACAAGCAGAGCTGTACCATAGCTATAAGGAGTGCCACTGGTTATTGGCGAAACAGTTCCTCTGGAATGAACGCTAAAAGCACTATACGTTAAATCGTCACCATCAACTTGTATTCCGTACGACATTACGACAATTCTCCTATTCTCACTCGAAGGGTATTTCCGTCAAATACTTCAATCTTGGTAGAAGTAATTTTTAATCTATCACCTGTGGCTGCATTAGATACATCTAGTGTCCCACGAAAAGTTGCATCATTTGCCTCTATCTGTCCTGTTTTATCTATTTTCCAACCTGCAGTCCCTGCAGAATAATTTGATGATTGTATGACATTGCCAATTTTAGCATTATCAATTGATGCATCTTGAATCATAGCGCTTTTAATAAAAACAAAATTATTGGATACTGTAAAAGGCTGAGTGCTTCCTAACGTTTGACCAGCAACACCTTGAGTAACTGTTATTGTCGCCGCTTGAGAATTATTAGGTCCGCTTGTTACCCTAGTAGTACTTACACCTAAATTATTATTTCCTAAGTCAACTCTAGTTACCAAATTAATATTTGAACCACCTGTTATAGCGCTAGAATTTGTAGATGTAAAACCAGACATTGCGTCAATAGCATCCTCTATATTCTGGGCAGTTACAGAATTACCGGAGCCACTTATATTAAAATTGTGCTCAGGCCTAAAAAAATGAGTTGCATCGTTAAAATTTGTAGTTGTAATAAGTGATTGACCGTTTACAGTTACTTCTCGATTTACTACTGTTTTTCCACTAGATGATGCAGTATCTCGTTTTACCCTTATGATGTTATAATGAGCTGCGCCGTTACTGCCGTTATAACCTTGCTCCTCATGCGTAGCAGAAAGGCCGGGTATTCCATTTATAGCAGCAGCTAAATTGCGAGCTGTATACACTAAATTGTTATATTCAGTATCTTGAGTGTTTCTCCATGCATAATAAGGGTAGACTCTATATGTTGCTATTACATTACCCATATTGTTACCGTGTATAGCACAAGAATATCTTAAGGTATTATTAAGATCGGTATTATCAGGAAAACCATCATCAGAACTAGCTGCCCCTGCCCAACTATATTGATTGGGATCGTCAAAGTCCCACTGTTTAAGGAAACCTTGTGGAGCATCTGTCGCAACTGTTAGTTCAATTTTTCTATCACCAGAACTTCGACCAGCATTAAATGTAGTTGTGTTAACATATTGAGCTCTTGTAACTTCTGATCCATTTAAAAAATATTTAACGCCATCTTCATAATTCGATTCATTTCCAGAAGTAATTTTTTTAAACACTAAGGGGTGCCCATCATTAGTTGCGTTATTTTGGTTAAAAGTATAAGTTTTACCTACAATAAAACGAAGAGGAGGAAAGCTGTCACGATGCGGCACTCCTTGCTCCCCCCTATCAAGAGAAAAAGCATTACCAGAATAACCCCCAGAAGAGGTATAGACAACTGTAACTGAAATTGTAGCACCAGTCATATATTCGGATGGAGTATACACTTTTTTACTATTAGAACCTGAGCCAGTAGCATTTACGGAACCCCAAGCTGTTGTTCCTGTAGTTTGCCCGTAAGACTTTGTTCTATTTGTAGGATAACCTGCCTGATCATATGGAGTGTTTAGGGGATCATGTGAAGGTAATTTATTAGTAGTTGCACCACTACCGCCACCAAAAGGTGCATTTGCAGTAATAACTCCAAAACATGTTACAACGTAAGTCTTTCCTGCTACTTCAAACTCTATTTGATGTCTGTTCGTATATATATCCCAAATAGAACTATAAGAACCACCTCGTAGTTGACGTGCATTAGACTCACTGGCTGTTATACTTTCATCTAGTAAAATGGTAGAAGTGTTTCCAATAAAAGCAGAAGTAGGAGTTACATTAAATTGATTGGAGTTAGAGTTTTTAGGGTCGGCCTCTAAAGTTATTTCTTCTCCATTATTTTTAAAAAATCTAATTTGCGCACCTACTGGGATGTACTCCCAGTTATTTACTGTTATCGTAAAAGTAGCCCCTGATGTGGAAGTACGAATACTAAACACATTTACATCAAATAATGCGCCTGATCCATCTCCAAAAAGAGATATACTTGGATCTGAGACTGACGCTATACCAATATTGTTCCCGTCTGAATCTGTATTATAATTGACAGTTCCGCCAAGATGTATATCTGTTCCAGCGATTTTATTACCATAAAAATCAACAGTACTTAAAAGACTAGATGTAATTTTATCTGCCGTTAAATCTTTAACTTTTGCGTTTGTTATAGAAGCATCATGAATAAAAGCACTTTTCATATAAGTGCCTGCTGGAACAGATACACCATTAATTGTTGTTGCTGAACCTATCTGAAAAAAAGGTGATTGAGAGTTAGTTCCATAAGTCTCAGCTAACAACTCCATAAGAAAGTTAGGGCTAGTTGAAGTTGCGCCTTGTGTTCCTGCTGTTTTATTAAATGCGCTTGCTTCTCCATTTTGATTTATATTTCGTACCCAATAGTATCTTGTACCTGACCCACCTACAGCATGAGAAAAATTGTTACCAGATGTCATACCAACAAGTACAGCGTCACCTATAACATCAGAAGTATGAGCCCAAATTTCAGTGTAAGCATGTCCTATATAAGCTGGAGCATTCCAGCTAACTATTATACTTGCATGTGCTGCTGATACAGACAAATTTGTAGGAGGTCGTGCAGATTCAATTGTTCTAATAATAGAATTTACAGAAGGTGATGGTGTTATATCTCCTGTAGACGTACCTGTTACTATTCCAGTAGCAATAAGTTTTCGTGCAGTTAAAACGCCATCAACTCCTCCACCATCAAGTGCCTCACGAACACGTTGCACAAACTGTTGTAAATCACGTGGAAGAGGAGACGAGACGGTTGGTAGATTATTAGCCACTAGCTAGCTCCGACATAGAATTTGCAATAGAAAGTGAAAAAACTTCTTTTGAGCCTTCAATTTGCATTTCCCAGTCGCGCCCAACTTTAGAAGGAAGTCTGAAGGGATCTCTATTTTGCACAGTTTGTGTATGTATCAACGCGTTATCTGCATAAAATTTTACTGTCATGGGATAAGCTTCGGCCTCAAGTTGAGCACAAGAAAACCCCATTATTTGTGGCATCGTAAACTTTTTAGATTTCCAAGTGTAATTTTTTTCTGCACCTCCACTAAAAGGTTTTACTTTATTGCCACTATCATTAACAACAACAAAAAGCTGATCTAAAAGCAGGTCGTGATACCCAGCATCAGCGTAAATGTCATGAAGAATAAATTGACCACTTCTTACATCAAAAATAAAACCCCCACTTTGCGTCCCATTATTGTAAAATGCTATGTACTGGTTATCTTGTTGATAAGCATGTATTGATTCTGGTTTGAAGAAAGCTTGCCATTGACTAAAATCAAAAAGATTTTCAGTAACAATCCTAGAACCTCCGGGCGATAATAACATTAACCCATCAGGTGCTGCATAAACAACTCCCCCCATAAGACTTACAATACTTCGTTTAGATACACAGGCTTGCTCAAGATCAGATTTAACAATTGCCATATTTGCAGGATGTGTACCCTGAATTAAATACGGCGTACCTTTAGTTAAAACAGCAAGCGTAGTATCCATTCTACCAAGTCCAACAACTGGGAAATCGACTGTTTGTATATAATTTTCAGGCCAAGCATGAGGATGATATGGATCGCAAAAATATATATCACGCCCAGAAAAACCAGCCATAATTCCATTAGGTAAGTTTGTTAAACCAGAAAGTGTTTGTGGCGGTTCACTCCAAGTTAAACTTGGAAGTTCTTCTGCTAAATCTTCTGCTTTTACGTCATCAGTAAAACTTGCAGCGGAAGCTGCTATTTCTTTTACAAATAAAAATGTACCAGAAACAGAACGATATATTCGTCGGTGAGAAACCACATAACTATTTGGGATAGAAGCAAATCCTGATAACGAAACAGTTTGACCAACCCTAACATCAACAGCATTTGAAGCTTCAGCAGGAGCTGATTCAAACTCAAAACCAGATTCCTTATTTACATTTGTATATGTATAAACACGTGTTTCTAAAGTTTCATCTTCATCTGCAAATCCAACATTCTGTTGTAAAGTAAATATAGCTTGATTTGGGTAATCTCCATTTCGTATTGATAAACTTGCACCTGTCCCAACAGCATTAGTTTCGACAACCGCAAAAGGTTCAACAGATCCATATATCTGAGTTCCTATACCAAGATAACTATATGCGCTGAACAAACTTACATAAGCCTGATTAACTACAGGAAATATATTTTCAGTACCATTTACAGTTATTTTAAGATACTGGTTCTCCATCGCATCGATGTTAGCTTGTGTTACAAACAAACGAGCAGGACTATCAGAATCAGAGCCAGTACCACTAAGTTCAGTTACAACAGTGTTCCCAACTTTTCTTTTATAATTAATAAACCCATTAGCACCAGTACCAGCTGTATCTGGAGTAAGAACAACACACGAACCGTACACTGTTGCTTCTACTTTATTTCCAAGGTTGGAACTTGCATTTAAAAATCCTGCAAAAGCAGCAGCTGTCAAAGCCCCACTGAACGTATGCGTTACAAAATCCATATGAGTTCCGTCTTCAGTACTTACATGTATTTTATCTCCTGACGATATTGCATTTATCTCAAAATCCTCAATTACAACATAAGCAGAGGTAGTGGCTGCTCCAGTTGAACTTAAGTTAAGTGAGCCATTTGTAAATGTACCGTCTGTATTTGGTTCTGTTCCAGTTTGAAACTTTACAAAGAGTTTAGCCGTTGGACCAGTAGCAGTTGTGTTTATTTCAATACTGCCACTTTTTTCTGTAGCTGTAACAGCTAAAGTTGACACCGCATTTATTGCAGCTGTAACTGAGGTAGAAGTTAGTGTTCCAGTCAAATTAACAGTTTGGTAATTGTTGGCATTATCAGCTACAGTACTGATTAACATGTTATGCGTGGTGGTTAAACTAGCAACGTGTGATTCAGTAAGAGTAACTGTAGCAGGGTGATTGGTAGCAGAAAAAGTATCTGCCGAAGCAGTTGCAGGAATAGTTGGAGCAGGTAGACCTAGTGGTCGCGTTTCTGTAGGATAACTTGTGCCTGACAAAGCAAGCGAATTGTATGTTGCTTTTGGGCCGCCATCACCTGTAAAAAATGTCCACTCCGACACATCTCCTGCTATTTGACTCCGGCAAACATCAACATCAGAGTTCCAATGAAACCAATAGTTATTTTCAGATACACTATCTTGCCCGAAACGGTATATAGATTGAATAGTTCCAGTCTTTTGTAAATCAGCAACTTTAGCTCCAACATCTGTTAATGTTTGTATACTACCTTGAAATACAGGACAGTTCAAAGCTGTTTGGGCTTGATTATCCTGAAGATATCTAGCTGGAACAATAGGAGCTATTCCTCCAAAACTTTTTATACTGAAAACTGCCACTGCGCCTCCTTAACTTAATAACACGTTGACATATTAACTAATTATATTAAAAACCTCAATTCTTTTCAAAATGTGGCCCATCAATGAATGGACGGCGCCCTTGTGAACGACGTAAATCTATATATTGATTCATAGCGTCTTCAGCTGTGCCCGCGAAATCTCGAAGGTCATCTATTTGCCATGCGGCGCCCCAACGAATTTTAGTATCTGTGCGTACTGCAGCTTCTTTCATAGCATCTGCTATTTCATCATAGACCTGAATTTCCCAACATGGCTCTCCGTCTTGGTACGCCATTAAATCGACGGCATGAGCTTTACCATCTTCTTGAATGAGGTGTTTTGATTTCATAGTCTGGGATCGGCCCGAATTAAAAAGCTTCTCCTGTTCTGCCAAAGAACGGACCCCATAAATCACTCCAAAGTCGATTTTCGTTAATTCAATCGCTCTTTTTACTGTTTCTACCAGATCCTCGTGTACGTCCACCAGTTTCTGAAAACTTCTCTGAGATAGTTTGAACGGCATCTTTTTTCTCCTTTTGTTTGTGGACAAAGTTAACCCACTCTAAGTTCATATCATAAAAGTATTGACAGTACTTACACTGCATACTTCCTCTGACGTACTCCATGTCGTGCCCGCATACCTCGCACTTAATGGAGTCTATTTTTTCTTCCTCATGTTAAATAGCTTAGATGCCGACCGTGTGGCGAAACTCGCACTTACGATAGCTCCTAACGCTATTTGATACCACTGAGGCATACCCGCAAGGGCTTCAAACCCATCTGCTACTATGCCTCGGCCCCACTCCCCACAAAAACTTAGCACAAGAGGAATACTGAAGAGCAGGGTCAACCATTCGTCTTTCCACGAGGACTGTGATGCGCGCATAGCAGCAAGATCCCAATCAATCTCACCTGTTGCTTCTTTCATGCGTATAGTAGCTTCAGCTTTTTGTATAGCTGTCTTACCCTCTAAATATGAAGAAGCAAGACTGCCGACAGAACCTATTAGTGCTTGTATCATTTCTTTTTAGGCCTTCCTCGTTTAGCTTTCTTTTTGGGAAAAATAACTGCCCATAGTTTTTTAAGGTACTTTATCATCTTTAACTCCTCTTTTTGCAAGTTGGTTAAATCCAATGAAAGAAGCCAAAACTCCCATATTACTAATAACCCAAATTTCAGCAATACCCGAAAGATGTGAAATTCTATCTACAGGTACTAACGGTGTCATTAACACGATTATGAATAAAGTTACAGTAATAGCAGAAAACCATACCAAGTGTCTTTGTTGATCTTCTTTTTTGTCTCTGTTTTCTAATAGCACCATGCGCTCTTTAATAGCCATTTCTCTATCAGTAACAACACCGTCACCATTAGTATCTGCTTCTTCCCAGACTGAACCTTTTTCTAACGTTTTTTGTGCCATAACTAGCTTTTTGCTTTCTTTTTAGCTGTAGCACTTAAGTCTTTAAAATGAAATAAGCGTTTGCTGTTTTTACCGTGGGTCTTTCCAGAATGTAACTGACCGTTTGGCATTTTATGTGTTCCGCCTTTGTATTCAGTACCATCACGAAAATAATGTTTTACGCCTTTAGCCATAAGATTTACCTTTTTTACCTGACTTCTTAGTCTTTTTTGCCATTTTCATTGGTTTTTTGTTAGTAGTCATCTTCATAGATTTTGGTTTCTTTTTCCCCATTGTGTATCCATATCCCGGCATATCATTTCCTTTCTTTTGATTTCATAAAAGTTTGAGCGACACCTCTGTCACACGTTATTACAACAACTCGATTTTTTTCATTATACACTACCCATACGCTACCTGATCGTCTTCGTACTTCTTCAAGTTTTACTCCTTTCTTTTCATAAGTTTCCATCTTTCTACCATTAGAATACCTCTGAGCTAACGTCTGTCAAGCAAGACAAGCCCATAAGTAAAGGCAAAAAGAATAGCAGTACCAATACCAACGGTAAGTATACCGATGCTCCACATAATAATCTTCTCTCTTCTTTCTTTTGCTTCGTATATTTCTTTTTGTCTACGTTTACGAATATCACCTTCCATAGCTAATAGTTCATCCCATGCTCTTGTTCCGTGGGTAAACATTATGAAAGTTTTTAGTTCGTCTCTCTGTGCTTCTAATTTTTTCTTAGCAGCGAATGCTTCAATTGCTTCTTGTTCTATAGATTGCCCACTAAATACTTTCCTAAACAGCGATGGATTCTTAGCAGATTTATGCGCTGCATCTACATCAGAAACTGCACCCATCCATCTTGAGAGGTCTTTTGACATACTTTCAAGATCGCGGCCTGCTGCAAAAGCGCGCTTAATCCCTCCGAAAGCCGCCGTTGCCGTAGAAATAGCCGCGCTAATTGTGAGCGGGTCCATATTATTTTGCCTCCAGTATTCTATCTATTTTTGAGTCAAGCGCATCAAGACGAGCAAGTACTCGGTCTATTGAAGCATTACTTTCAACTTTAGTAGAATACTCTTTAGCAAGTTCTTCTCTTGTTTTGTTTAAAAGAATAGAGATACGCTTAAGTTCATCATGTTGGCTTTTAACCCACCAAATAAGAAAACCTAATCCACCTGTTAATATAGAACTCCAAAGCGCATCTAATTCCATTAATTATCCTTTTCGGGTGGCTTTTCAACAGCTTGTGTTAGCATTCTAACAAAGGCATCTCTACCAACGCTCAGTTGATCAAGGTTAAATTTAGTAGAGCCAATTTTTCTATCGAGATCAGCTATATGATTTACCATTTGTTTTTGCTCGTCATTTAATTGATCTTCGGTATATTCAGTTCCGTTAATCGTAATGGTGTTTTTATTTTCTGCCATTTTGATTTCCTTTTTAGTTTAGTTTAATTTTTAACTTTTCCAGTATGTTCTACCAGTTTTTATAGTGTCGTTTATTCTTTTTAAGTCTTTGCCTTTATACTTATCGTCAAGAATTTCCATTTCTAAGTGCATAACTATATTACCGACTTGTTTCTTTTTCTGTTCATCAGTTTCGTTTTCCATTTTCAGTCCTGCAATCACATTCTCTATCATGTCGCATTGGTGCAACAGTGCTAGATAATCTCTCTCAAGTTCATTAACCGCCATATTACGCTCCTTTTAGTTTGGTTATTTCTGCTTGTAAACTATCAACTTTTGCTGATAGTTCTTGTATTGCTTTAACTAGAATAGGATATGTATTCATCGGTTGTGCCTCTAACCTTGATGGGTTTTCATAATTAACCAATCTAGTCCTTTCAGTAGAACTAAAATCCATTTCAAGTTCATGCAATTCTTGAGCAATAAAACCTAGTTCTTTCTTCCCAACCCATTTACCATCTCTTCTGTTCCAAGTAAACTTTCTTGGTTTCATTGCGTTTACAAACTTTAGACCTAAGTCTAAATCTTCTATATCTGTTTTGTCTCTTTGATCTGACAATGCAGTTATGCTAGTAACTTGACATCTTAATGTAGCAACGCTTGAATTACCTAACGTAATTTCGTTGCTTACGCCAATGGCAGAAGGTATTGCTTTATATCCAATACAGGTAAGATTATCTCCTGAATAAGCAGTGCTAGTGCTGTCATTATACAAAGCGTAAGGACCAATACCCGTATTATCATCTCCGGTAATCTCATACCCTGCTCTATATCCTATAAGAACATTAAACGTAGATGTGTTGGAAGAGAAAGTATCACCACCTGCCTGAGTGCCTATACTGACGCCCCACTTACACGCGCGTGGTTGACTACCTATAGCAACCGCCAAACTCGCTCCATTAGGCGATGTTGCCTGATAACCTATATATACAGAGTTACTTGTAGTTTGTGCACCAGTTCCTGCTTGTCGTCCAATCCCAACAACCTTATCAGCACTAGTAATACTACTTAAAGCACTGTTACCAATGGCAGCATTATCTTCTCCGTTTGAAAGATTCAGCAACGCACCGTCGCCTATGCCAACATTATTGTCACCATTACTTGATTGACTACTACCACCACCTCTTCCTGCGTTACCCCCAATAAAAACATTACGATCGCCGCTTACTTCCTGTCCTGCACGAAATCCTATTGAAACATTTGACTGTCCTTGACTACCACTGTCCTTGGCAGCCTCATACCCAATAGAAATACTCCCACTGTATGCTTTGGCATAGAAACCCATAGCAATATTATTATCACTATTGCCACAATTAGCATAATGACCTACCGCAATATTATAGCTTGCTGTGCTGACTCCGTCGGCACAGTGATGCCCAAGAGAAGTGTTATAATCACCTGTAGTAACATTAAGTAGAGAGTTATAACCGAATCCAGTGTTACCTGCACCTCCTCCTGTTATTGCCTTTAAAGATTCGTACCCCACACCAGTGTTAGCGTTAGCGGGATTGCTAGCACCTAGTCCTGCGTTGTACCCAATAAAGACATTATTTTCTGCTGTGGTAATATTCTTTCCCGCTTGATACCCAATAGCAGTGTTATTATCGCCACCAGTTATCTCATATAGACTCTGGTATCCCAATGCAGAGTTATTTGCGCCACTATCTAAATCATATAAAGTTCGGAATCCAATACCGACATTATTGTTACCAGTTCCTCCTGCGTATCCTGCTTGAAACCCAATAAAGACACTGTTATCTCCTCCATCCATGTCATATGCTGCTTGGTGTCCTATTGAAACCATATTATAAGAAGACGAGCTTCCAGAGTCTTGTGATTGGTATCCAATAGACACGCTCCAACCTGCTGACTTTGCATCCGCACCAACAACAACGGCATAATCTGTATCAGTAGCTAAACCATCTGCAAACCAACCTATATGAGTACTGTAATCACCCTGCCGATTTGTATGTCCTGCTTGATAGCCCACATCAACATCATAACTCCTATAATAACTATAGTAATTACCTCCTGCCACTGAGCCTACAGAAGTAGTTTCCAACGCGCCACCAGAGGAATAGTATCTTTGTGATCCGGCCATATGTCCAATAGCAGTGCTATTTGCACGAGCGCGATAGCCTGCCTCATAACCCACAGCAGTTATATTTTGTTGGCCACCGCCGACAGCAAGAAAACCTGCTCGATACCCAACATAGGTTGCCAGACGATGGTCTGCTGGAACTCCATCGCCTGCTTCGTAGCCTATAAACGTATTGCGAAAACCAGTAGTTATATTATCTCCTGCACGAGCTCCTATAAAGGTGTTATCATAACCAGTTGTTACTGACTGTCCTGCACCCGCTCCTATAATCACACTCTCATCAGCAGTTGTTGCTGTTTTTCCTGCGTTGTTTCCAATAAAAACATTGTTTACAGCTTGAGTTCCAGTTCCATCTAAATCTGGTGCAGGTTCATAGACACTGCTCCCTGTATCCATGATTATATTAAAGCGATCATTTTTAAAGAATAATTTAGAGTCATTAGCTGAATCCGAATCCAAAGATGCGCCCCACGTTTCATCTGTCAAGGCCCCACCACTACCACCACCAGAAATAGTTATAGTTTTAGTCGAGCCTGTTCCGCTTGCAGTAACTCCTGCGCCTACAAAATTAAGAGTTGTACCAGTTGTAGATAATGCACTTCCTTCGTCTTGTACTGTTACGCCATCGCTCCCCCCTGCGATTGTTATAGTTTTAGTTGCGCCAGTACCAGAAGCAATAACTCCAGCTCCTACAAAGTTAAGAGTTGTTCCTGCGGTGGATAAAGAACTTCCTTCATCTTGGACGGTGATACCACTAGTCCCACTACCTATACCTAGATTAGCAGGAGTAATCTTTTTCATTACTCCACCATCATCCACCAATACAAAATCAGCATCGCCTGATGACGTTGTTGTAGTTGGGGCATCTGAATTACTCGTAGAAAGTATTATTCCATCAGTTGAAGGCAAAGTTACTGTTACATTACCACTAAAATCAGCATGAGCAGGAGCTTGTAAGGCAACATAGTGTGCATTATTAGATTCACAATATAATCTTAACTGGGATTGCGACCCTGAGTTTTTAAGGCTAAAGACACCACCTTCAATAGTTAGATTACCTACGTCACTAATATCATGACCACCAAAAGTTGTTCCACTTGAAGCATCAAAAGCTATAGTATCAGGTGTTAATGTTATTAAAGTATTTGCAGAACTATCCCACGCAGGAGTACCGTTTTCTGCAACTCTAAATATTAATCTGCCATCTTCTGTACCATCTGTTACATCAACAGTTTGTGATCCAATAAACCCATAAACAAAAAATTCACCTGTCGTTTCACTGGCTGAATTGTTTCCTGCAAAATAAATAGCACCAAGCTGATCATCATCAGCAGGACTTGCTGAATTTCTAAATAACTTTAAACTAGGGTCAGGATTAGCATCTGTATCATATCCAATTAACTCTAAACTACCTTCATGCTCTAATCTCATTCTTTCAGTAGCCGCACCGCTTTCTCCTAATTTAAACACAAGGTCAGTTCGATTATCTGAGGAACTAAAAACTGTTGCATCTGCTTCTGCTACAATGGAAGCCGCAGTTGTAATAGCGTCAGTTCCACTAGCTTCATCAGGAGCAGAAAACTCTATCGCGCCTATAGAGTCTCCATCTGCTACACTAGTATCAGACGTTTGCAATTTAAGTATGGCTCCATCATTTGTCTTGGCTGTGATGTCACCTGTGATCGCAACACCATCAGTTTTGGTTGCAAGTTTTGAGCTACCATAATGATAAAGTAAAGATTCACCAGTGCCACCATCAGCTTTAAAATACAATGCTGTTCCACCACTGCCATTGTCTGAAAAAATAACTACATCTTCATCATCAGCGTTATTTGTAATAAGTAAAGAACCAGTGTTATTAGTGATCCCACTGTTTGCAGTGTTATGAAAAAGCTGTAAATCCTCTGATGCACCTAACTTTAAAACGTGATTATCACCTAAGGTTAAATGACCACTAAAAGTTGCACCACCATTTATTTCAACGCCAGTAGATGTGGTTTCAAACTTTTTAATATTGTTATGTCTTAACTCAACTCCAGCATCTGCGTAAAATATAGCATAAAATTCAGTAGCGTTTTTCTTTGATAGATATATATTATTATCTGTTTGAAGCCAAAGACGATGACCAGTAGTATCTCTTATAATACTATCAGTAGACTCATGGTGAATAGTTAAGTCGCCAGCATCACCAAAAGCAATTTTATGGTTGTTTGGAAACGTAAGATCCCCATCAATACTAACATCTACTGTTATAGTTGACTCTAGCTTGTCAGTATTTAAATTTGTAAAATTTGAATCTACTTCAGTATTTGTTAGTGGGGAGCCTTTACCAGACCTTGTTACTATTGTAGCCATAATTTACCCTTTAACTACTAGCTCGCCGATAGTGTTATTGTCCAAGTTACAGACATTGTATCGTCAGCAGCTTTATTAACAACACTAAATACAGTTCTGCAAAGCATATCACCTCCAGAAGCCGCGTTAAATATACCTGCTTCAGTCACTGCTCCAGTTGCATCACCTGCTTCAAAAGAAGAAACATATACAACTTTTTCGTTATTAGACCCTGAGATTGTTGTGCTATCAAGCGCCTCTCTTGAACCTAGTAAAGTTACTAAATCGGTTTGAGAAGCAGCTGCAGCTGTTGTACCAGAACCAAGTCCCATATGCGACATGACGCTTTTAGAAGCATCTTTCATACGGGAAGTTATATACTCTAATCCTTTGTTAACAACGAGATTTTTTACTTCTCTTTTGTCTTTGATGTTCCCGGCCTTGTCCTTTAGAACGATGTTAAGCTGACCGGAGAGCTTTAAATTTTCTTTAATCATAACGATCTCCTAAAAGGTTCGGGAAGCACCGACATAATCTCCCTCAAAGTAAGTGAAGTCGCAATAACCTTGACTTCTTAAAGACCCCGCGTCGGTTATCGGGATCGTATCTAATGGTCGTTTTCCAAAGTTTAAAACGTCTCCATCAGTAACTCCAAAACTATCAGAAAATGTTCTGCTATACGCAGTTACTATAGCAATAATTTCTGCAACAGTTGCAACATTTGTAGTATTTTTGAAAAACTGCATTTCTTGGTCGTCAAGTATTGAAGCTTCTCCATCTACATCGTCTGTTGCGTCAACACTGTTAGCAAGAGCTTTTGTTAACGCTCGAGTATTAACCTCGTCTGTAAAAGCAGCAGCTTCACTCAAACCTTTACCAAATAATGGCACTGGACTATCGGTAACTGATGGTGATTCACTAAGAGGTTTGCTTATATCAAAAGCTGCTCCATCTTCAATAGCTAAAAGATTATCTGCAAGTTGCTGTGCAAAAGTTTTAATTAATGGATCGATTATACCGACATCATCTGTAGGAACTTTACCAAAAGAAATAACGTCATCGTCGGTTATAGCTGCTGCATCAGAAAGTGTTTTATTAAATTGTATGACTGCATTTTCTGCTATAGCAGCACTATCAGTAAGAACTTTAAAGAAACTAAATACAGCACTATCAATACCGCCAACTGTATTATCAATCTCTTTGAATATTACAAACTCACCTTCCTCCATTTGTAGTTTTATTTTAGCAAGTTGCGCAGTAATCATTTTAAGTTGCTGTGTAAAAACTGCAGCATTATCAACACCAATACTGTCTGTTTTTATCTTTAACTTAGCAAGTTGCTCAGCAATCATCTTAGTTTGTTGAGTAAAGACTACAGCATCATCAGTACTACTCATGTTAGTTTTGAGTTGAGTAAAAGCTACCTTAAGTGCATTTATAAGTACTGCTGATTTTAGTTTCATGCAAAATCCTCTCGTATTCTAAATTTGAGGATTTCAAATATTGTTTCTCTTAGACCTGTAGACTTAACAATTTCTATTTCACCTTCATACGTACCGGGCTCTTGATTGAGATCATTAGTCTGCCATTGAATAACTGCAACACCTGTATTAGCAGTAGCTGGATTTATGTACGCCTGCCTAGAAAATAATACTGTAGATTCTCCAGCAGCTCTAAAATGAAGTGTTACTGTAGCTCCTGTTAAATTAGTAGCTGTGTTGGTATCTTCATCTGTGAAAGTTAATTTTATCTGCGGGCCCGTATCACCTTGTACGTAATTAAATGAAGTGCTCATTAGTATGCCACCCTTTTTGTTGCACTACCAGTAAAGTTTGGACCTCTAACACGCGTTCCAACACGACGGTAGTCTCGTCGTTTTGCAGCGTCTGCGTCCTTCTTAAACTCTGTCTGATAGTAAATTGATAGCTCTGGACTTGTCCACTCTTTGTTAGGTATAGAAGTCAACATACCGATAGCTCCGTAAGCAATACAACGTCCATAAGTCTCAAAAATCCAATCTTCAATACCTGTTGCTGTAAGCTTAGTTTTTAAAACACCAGTACCTGTAAATTCATATTTTTTATCAGGAGTAGGATAAAATTTTATAGAAGTATCTTGATAGATTGCATAATACTTAGGACAACCTTTTTCATTAAATGCAGTGGTAGTTAAATGTCTATCTGTAATACGAGGAATACATCTACCATCAAGCACAATTTCATATACATTTTCTAATACAGCTTCGCTAGAAGGTAGAAATATAGAATAATCCGCAACATTTTTAACAGCAAAGTCCTTTTCTATGTCAAAACGCCATATTTCGCTGCGTTGAAGAAACTTTGCTGCTGCTTCTTGCAGGTGAGACTCCATGACAATTTCAGGACATCCCGGCACATAAGGCTGTATGTAAGGGTAGAGTTTATCCCATAAAACCGTTGCCATTATGCTACCGCCCTTCCTGTTGTTGGTGTAACAGCTTCATCTGCCTGTGTTTTAACACCGATTGCATTGTTAAATGCTTGATATGCAGCCACAGCACGAGCTTCATTTGCTCCATATTCTGCATCTTTTGAATAAGCACGATATAGTATCCAATCTGTAATTGGACTTAAGTATATATCGTCTAACAATATTACTGTAGCATTATTATTCGCTGGGTCTAACTGACTTTCAGTTAAAGCATGTGCCCCCGGAGCATCAGTATAAATAACTTCTAGCTCTGCAGTAGAAGTAGCTGGAGGATACACATAAAACTCTTTCGGTATTCTAGGATCATATGTGTAATGCTGTATATTATCAGTTTGTGTCTCAGTATGCCAGCTGGGACGCTGATCATCTAAAACAGCTCGATCAACAACCCTAACCACTTTTTTTAGCGATCCAGATTTAAGATTACGAGTTATATCTAACAAACGTAGGGCTGAAGGAAATCCCCCGCTTGAGGCAGTTAACTCTTGTTTTGTCCCAGCTGCACATGTGAATGTTGCACATTTTGCGTTCGCATCAGGTCTTAAAAGAACAATGCTCAAGTAAGATTCGTTTAACCACTTTTGAAGTTCTAAACGAGGCCAACGTGTTCCTGTGTCTTGTAAGATAGCTTCAACGCGTGAAATTATATCTATTACTTTGAATGTTGCCATTTTTCCAACCTATTACAAGTTTCCAATAAAGGTAGGGGGCCGTCAGGCCCCCCTTATTGTTAGGAAGGATCACCTACTAATGCAGTAACTAAAGCTTCATTTTTAAGAACTTTTCGGCCATATACCGCTAGTCCTCTAACTTTGTCACCAAAGTCAGTTTGATTACGAAGCTGTTCAGTTTTACTGATTTGTGAGGCAAATGAACAAGCAGCTTTAGTACCTGCCACCATCATTCTTCTAGGTTTTGCACCTGAAGATGATCCACCAGCTGATGTTGCTGTCAAACCGTTAACAAGTGCCTTACCAGTAGTTCCCTTAGGAAGAAGGTTAGACACATAAACAGTAAACCTATCTAGCATACCAACTTTACCTGTTCTGATGGTGCTAGCTGCATCACCAGTAAAGTAAGCTTGCGCAATATCAGTCTGCATAAGAAGATGACGATCCTGCGGACTCATAATTAACCAACGACCGTCCTCTGGAACACTCTGCTCATCAAGAGCAGCAGACATTTTAAGGATAGTGTTTAGCACATTTTTTGGAGTCGCCTGATCAATCGGCGCACTATCTGACCCTAAGTTATAAGCTCCAGATTTTGCACCTGCAGTAGTACCTTTGTTTGCTGC